TGACGAAATTGTGAACTTTGCGCTACGTTGTAGTGCAATGGGATTAAATCCTCTAATTGACGTGCATAATGTTTCGTATGGAGATACAGATGTATTAACTCCAATTGTTAAAAAAGATTATTACTTGCAAAACGCTCAACTAAAAGCAGATTATAGAGGCTTCAAAGCGGGGGTGGTCGTAGCAACAGAAAAAGGTGAAATTATCGAAAGAGAGGGAACAATTGTAGCACCATCGGAAGAGTTGTTAGGTGGTTGGGCGAAAGTATTCACAGAAAAACGTGGAGAGTATTATGTTTCCGTTTCCATTGAAGAGTATCAAATGAAAAAATTAGATGGAAGTGTAAATAGGATGTGGAGGAGTAAACCCGCAACAATGAGCAGAAAAGTTGCATTATCACAGGCGTTGAGAGATGCATACCCTATATTTTCTGGTACTTATTCAGAGGAAGAAATTTTAACAAACAACAATGAAGAATACAAAGATGCACAATTTGAAGATATTACCAAACAGAAAGTTCTTATAGAGGCAACTGAGGGAAATCGTGCTAACCTTGAAAAAAAAGAAAAAAAATCGGAAATTCTTGACCCAGAAGATTTATTTAATTAACAAATTTAAAAATTAAAATTATGAAAAAAGCGAAAATTTATATTATTGAAGCAAAAGTTAGATGTACAAAAGTCAAAACGAAATATCGTAGTTCTTGGATTGAATTAGAGAAAAAACTTGCAAGGAGTATTTATGATAATTTTAAACCATTAGGAAAAATACGATTTATTAAAGATGAGGAGAATGAAGGGGTATTGACTTTTTGGGCGAACATTTGGAATAATGATATAGACATCGATTATGGAAGATATAAATTAAAAGTACAAATTACAGAAGGGAATGACGCATACCCAGACCCAAGTATGACGATTTTATCCGCTGAATTATTGCGTAAAGAGCAAACACAGGTTGAAGTTGATGAGGAGGTTGATTTTACAGCAGAAAATTTTAATGATGTTGCAACTTCTTCTACCCCTCCAGAAGTGTTTATTGATGATGATGAAGATTTACTCTACTAATTATGGAAAAGATAAAAGAAGAAGATAAAGATAAAGACGTAATAATTGTAGTTGAAGATACATTATGCAGCAATTGTGCAAATAAACACAAGTGCACAAGAGGCGATTTTTTTAATTTTAAACCGTTATCTTGTACGTCATTTGAGGAAATAAACAAATTAACTTAAAAAAAATAAAAAATGTTTGATATAGAAAAATTTGAAGCAAAATTACTTTCAATTAAAAAAGAAAAATCAACCGGATATTGTATGCGGCACTTTAAAGTTGCCGCACAATCCGCAGGGTTTGAGCTATCAATTTATCCAACAGAAGCGTATTTGTATATTAATTTTTTATTGGAATCCGGAGCAAATATTATTAATGTAAAAAAATTAGAGAACTATAAACCGGTTGTCGGGGATATTCTCATTTGGAATCCGAATAGAATTGTCAAATGTGGTTATATTCAAGCATATACGTCTTTAGGTTGGGTTAGTGATTTTTTACAACAAGATATATTTCCAAACTCAATGAGCTCTTTATGGATTGAGGGAGGTTATACAATTTTAAGATTTTAGCCATGAAAAAAGAAATTATATTTACAATTATTTTATTTTTATTGTTTCTTGCATCTTTTACGATTACTTTTTTTATTATTAAATGGTATGAAAATAAGTATTATTCTATTGAAGTTACAGATACATATTATGAAAAGCAAATAGCTGCATACAAAGAAACCGTTTTAGATTTGCATAGAAAATTATCAGAGATTGATACAACGACAAAAGAAGTAATAAAATATGTTTATATTGAAAGAGATAATATAAATGAAATTGTAGCTGATTTGCCGATAGAACAACCGCAAAAAGATAGCATAAATACTATAATTACGACTATAATTGACACTTTAGTGTTTGTTGTTAATCAAAAAGACACTTTACTCCAGCAACAAGACAGTTTAATTGCATCTCTTTACGATTTTTCAAAAGAAATGGGCGTGCAAATTCAAAATGATGCTGTTCAAATACAAAATTTACAGCAACAATTAGACAAAAATAAAATAAAATCAACAAGACGAGGGTGGATAATTGGTGGAATTTCATTTGTAGGTGCAGCAGCAATAGTTACAGCAATTTTAGTGAAATGAGCGATGGTAAAAAAGAAATATTATTGGGTGATTGTTTGGAACTTATGAAGGATATTCCAAACGGAAGTATTGATATGATACTATGCGATTTGCCTTATGGAACAACTGCTTGTAAATGGGATACGATAATTCCATTTGATAAACTATGGGAACAATACGAAAGGATTATAAAACCAAATGGAGCGATAGTATTAACCGCTTCACAACCATTTACAAGTGTTTTGACTTGCAGTAATTTAAAGTGGTTTAAATATGAGTGGATATGGAAGAAACATAAAGGAACAAATATTTATGGGGTAAAAAGAGAACCATTAAAAATACACGAAAGTTGCTTGGTTTTTTCAAATGGGAAATATACATACAACCCACAAATGACTGATGGTATTCCATACAAAAAGAGGGGTTCACATAATATAGGAAAATCAGATGGATTAATAATAGCAAATAAACCTGTTGGATACGCCAAAGATTTTGATAGCTCAAAAAGGTATCCTGTTTCTATTCAAGAATTTTCAAATCATAATCAAAAATACAATTCACATCACCCAACTCAAAAACCAATAAAACTTTTTGAATATCTTATTAAAACGTACACAAATGAAGGCGATATAGTTTTAGATAACACAGCAGGAAGTGGAACTACTGCAATAGCTTGTTTGAATACAAACCGACAATTTATAGTAATGGAAAAAGAACAAAAGTATTACGATATTATTTTAAAGAGGGTGGCAGATTTTAATAAAAAGATTGAACAGCAAACTCTCTTTGGAAACGAAATGTAGCACTTGCTTATAACAATTTTAGCGAAATGAAAAAAGAAAAATACACAGAGGAAATAAAAAACATTATTTCAACGGATTGGCGGTATGGTTATGTAAGCCCTACCACATCGCTATCCATTTACAACAAAACTTTATAGGGCTTATTAACTATTACCGCTTGTTAGTGTTTCGTTTTTGAGCGTGGGCGGTGCAAAACTTAAACAAAATGTATATAGTTGAATTAGAAAAAGGAGTTTGGCTTGCTTCTGGACAAGGAGACCCTGCAAGAACATTAAAGATTGAAAATGCTAAACAATACAAGCATAAAAACTGGGCAAAGTATGGTTTAAAAATGGCTCGAAATTACAGACCGTTTGAAAAAGCTAAGATAAAAAAATGGGAACAATAATAATAAAAAATAAAACAGTTGGCGGAGATTTATGTCATCAAATTTTTCAAATTCAAGAATATAAAGGTGAACAAATTTTGCTTATATGTAAAAAGGTTTTTACAAAAAACATTGACAGGTATGATTCTGATTTTGAGTGTTTAAAAGCAATAAACGGTTATAGATTATATATGAAAAATTTTTCAATAAGATTATCAACATTAGAACTTGTACTAAATAAATTAAAAAATGGAAACAATAAAATTTAGCCAGAATTGGAATTATAAACTTTTTACAGAAAATTTTACCACAATTAGATTATTTAGTAAAAAGTATCAAGTCGGAAAAATGTATGAAATTGAATTTAATGGGAAGAAAATAGAAGCTGAATGTATTTCTGTAACTCCTATTTTATTACATAATATACCCGAATATGTTTTTCTAACTGATACCGGATATTATAAAGACGAATCTATAAAAATGATTGAAACAATGTATAAAAAGCATAATATTGACTTTTCAAAATACCCTATGGCTATTATTGTTTTGAAGCAAAAAATAAAATATTAATTTTTTTTTCAAAAAATGTATTTTATATTATATTTTTTTATATCTTTGCTTAAAATATAAACTGTAATTTCTACTATTGTAGATTAGGTAGTGTTTCACTTGTGTTTTGTTTTGTTTTGTTTTCAATTAGGGTGGTATTCCACCCTTTTTGATTTTATATTGTTTTATATTATTATTTTTATTATTTTTGTAAAAAAAAACAAAATGGAAGAAAAAAAATTTGATATTGTAGTATTAGAAAGAGAAGAGCGATTGTCTTTTATCTCAAAATGTAGGCGTAGATGTATGCGTGAAACAGAGATAATAAAAGCCGTAAAATTAGAATTAGGGTATGAAAAATATTCCGAAAGAGATTTACATAATGATTATGAGCTTTTGATTTCTGATTGGAGAAAACGAAAAGAGGCGAACATAGATTTTTTGCAAATGGAGGAATATATGAAACGCCAAGAATTAATCGATGAAGCGTGGCAGCAATGGGAAATATCAAAAGAAATTCAAAGAGAAAGGCGTATAACAAAAAGAAGAAAAGGTTTGGATAACTCTAAACAAGCGGCTGATGAAGTTGATTTTACAGAAACGGCAATTGAAAAACAAGGGTTAGGAGAGGCGAAATATTTATATCTAATTGCTCAACAATTGAGCGAACAAGCAAAAATAATGAGAACCCAACAGATATTGGATGCCCAAGTTGAGAATATTAATTTGTCGGATGCAAAATTCAGTGAAGTGAAAAAAATTGTTGACCAATTTAAGCCGAAGAAGATTGGAGTAAAATCTGAAACTTCTGAAAATTCAGACACAACGTATATTCACGTTACTAATGAAGTTCCAATGGAGGAACAAGAGGAAGATATATCAATGCAAGATTTAATTGACAATGAAGAATAAAAAAACATTAAAAGATAGGTTAAAAGAAAAAGATGCTTCATTGATAATGGCTGCAAAGAGTGATTTTTGGACTTTTTGTATGTGCATGAATGAGGAATTTTTTAGAAAACGACCATATTTATATGCAGTTGCAGAGGCATATCAAAACGTTTTTAATGATTATTGTTCACAAAAAGCCTCTGTTGCTGTTGTTAATATGCCACCAAGAGCTGGAAAATCATTTATAACAAGCCATTTTTGTACTTTTTGGTTAGGGCACTTCCCTGACAAGCCTGTTATGAGAAATACTTGTACGGCAGAATTGTGTAAAAAATTATCAAATTCGACACGGTCATTAATGGAACTACCACAATATAAGATTATTTTTGAAGGTGTTGAGGTGGATTATAAGAGCAGAGGGTGGAAAAGTTGGAAGATTAAAGGATCAACAAGAGCAACAAGTTATTTTGGGGCGGGTGTTTCCGGTAATATTATTGGAGAGGGTGCTGCACTTGCTATAACAGACGACTTGTACCCAAGCATGGATGTAGCGTTATCAAATGCTCAAAATGAATTTGTTTTGAATTGGTTAAATTTATCTCATCACTCACGAAAAGAACCATTTTGTGCAGAGATACACATTGGAACAAGGTGGACAAAAAGAGATGCATTAGGGGAAACCTTGCGATTTGGGTGTGATTATTTTGTAAAAATTGCTGCAATTTTAAATGAGGGAACTTATTATGAAAGCAGTTTTTGTGAGGAAGCAATGCCTTTAGAACAATTAAGAAAAGAGCGTGATAGGTTGGGCGGAATAGATAGTATGGGTTGGCGGGCAGAATATATGCAAGAGCCGATTGAACGTTTTGGACTTTTATTGCCGTTAGATGAACTACAATTTACTGATGTTGTGCCAAAATACGTTTTTTCTTGTGTTATGATTGACCCCGCAAACAGAG